CGGAGAGGGTCCAGAATCTCTGTTCCGCTGAAAACGAACGTGTATTCTTGTTCGACCATCGAGCCGACTTCAAAGTTTACGATCGGGATTCGGTCAAACGTTACGTTTTTCAGACGAACCCGATAAGCTCCGTATGATTCCGGATCGTCCAATTTAACTATAATTTCAGTAACGAATGGGGAGCTTACGTCATCCGTCACTTGCATCATTTTCTCAGTCCACTCACTTGTGACGAGATAACCGCCAATAGAACCACTGCCTTTAAGAGTGGTTGTTTTATTGCCGAGCCATCTGGTGCCTGCTTGCTTGATTTCTTCCATTCCGATTTCAATATTGGCCTCCACTTTGGTTACGTTAGACAGCCATTCGCCGTCTACGTCGTACACAAATCCGAAGTTACCGCTTATATACCGGTTAGGGTTTGGTGCCATTCTCTCACCGCCTCGATTAGATATTTACTGTGATAAAGATGCGTTCCATTGTGTCTGTTTCCGTATAACTAACCGCGAGGAAAACGGAGTCTCCTACGCTAGGCCGTTGCGGATCAAGCATTACGACGGGGTTCGTAAGTACAGCCGCGCCTAACGATTCCAGGTACGCTTTAACCGCGACCATCAACGTAGCTTGACCGTCCGCGTTATTCGGAAGCTTGCCGATATAACTGTCGGTAGCTGTGCGCGAGATATCGTTCGTGATCGCTTGCTGCGTTCGGATCGATTTGATCTTGAGGCCGCTTGTTACGAGGCCCTGCTCGATCTTCACCTTCGCGCCATCATTCGTAAATAACAGCGAGCCGGCCGCCAATGCTGCGACTGTCTGCGAATTGGTCAAGCGCTTCGTCACGTCTTCCAGCGGCAATTGATCGTAGGTAATCGACTCACTAATCGGAGTCCCTGCGATATCGCCCGCAATATAAGGCGCGTATTCAGCCGAAGTGTACGTAACGCCGCCTACAATACCGCCGCTGATTACGTTGACGATGTAGTCGTCTTCGTTTAGCGTCGAACGTGCGTTACCGAGCGCAGGATCTGCGTCAGAAGCCGCGTCTCCGCCGATTACGACAATGAAGTGTTTACCTTCGTCCCGATTGCGCGCTACCCACGTTTTAGTCGCGGCTTGTTGCGTAGCGTCGAACTCTCCGTCGAACACGAACACGTTAAACGGACGCGCATCGAGAGCTTCGCGCATATCAACGTAATCATCCGCAACGGCCGTATCTGGCATCGTGTAAACGAGAACGTCCTTAGCGCCGCCTGCCAACGCAAGTAAAACCGACTGAATATTCGCGCTACCGAACAGCTCAACCGCAGCGGCTTCGGATTCGACCGTATAGAACGATTTCTCCACCGCTGTGCCGGCGTACGTCAAAAGCGGAATTGCGACTGTGCCGAGCGTGCCTCCGCTAATCTGCGCGGCTGCTGCGCGGACAAAACGCATGTAAATACCGGGACGTGTCGGTAAATTTGATGGGTCCCAAGTTGCCATGCAATGACCTCCTTTAAATTGAAAAGAGCGCCCGGATGGACGCCCTAGTTAAATCGTGAATTAACGTTCTGAATAAGCGGATACGACTGCTGCGTACGTGACTGCCGCGAAGTAATCCGGAGTATGCCTAGAGTTGCGTAACCCGCGTTAGTCGTCGCTGCCTTATCGGTATCTGTCCGCATAGGTTGCGAATAGTTCAGCGCGTTCAGACGTGATCCTGTCGCAACAATCCGCTGCACGTCGTATATCGCGTTACTGAGCGCATCCATAACGGGAAAGGCCGCTTGTGGAGTCGCGCTGTAATAGATCACTTGATAATCGCGCTCGATCCGGTAGTGATACGCCGTCTCATCCGTACGGGACTCCGTTAAGAAGCGCGCGACAAATAGGCCCGGCGCAGGTTGCAGCGGTACCGTTTGCTTTTCGACTATTGCGCCAGGAACAACGGACTTTATGAACGCTTCGATGCCGAGGATTTCGTCGATGATCGCGGCCATTATAACCGCCCCCGTTCAATCGCGGCTTTTATTTCGCCTTCGAAGATGCGCGCCCACTCCGCCTCGTTTTCCTCCGCCGGCACCGCAAGATAACGCGGAATAGTTCCAGGTGTCGTCGGATTCTTAAACGAGTCTCCGTACTTTTCCGGATACTTATCGTGCAGGTACGTCGCGTAGTCAAACCGTCGACCACCGCGCATAGTTACCGCTGTTGACGTGATTTCGCCAGTCCACGTTTTTCCGTTATGTGTGACGTCGGTTTCAATGCCGCGTCTCAGATCGCCCGTCTTACCAAGCGGAGCTAAGTCCGTGGCCTGCCGTTTCCAATCGTCCATAACGTCGTGTGTGCCGGTCAATGCTCCGTCTTCAATTGCGTTGGTTAAGCGCTCCTCGTATCGACGAGAAAAGCGGCTCACCAAACGTCGTAAGAATCCGCCACCACGCGCAACATCGAAGTTAATCCGATTAATCGACATCAGACGTTCACCTCCGTTAATACGGCGCGACCGCTCAACATACGACGCGGCTTAATTGCAATCGGCTTACGCGCGATCGTAACACCCAATTCGTTCGTATACGTTATTGTGTCGTCGTACGTCATATCCGGCAGCTTATCGAGCAATATCGTCATGCTTGAGACGGCCTCCTCTCCGTAATTGTTAACGACGGTCTTCGTCTCTTCGGTAACACGCGCATCGTATTCGACAACGACGTCGTCCACCTTGTCGCCCCATCCGTCACTTGCGCCAGCCTTCGTAACTGTAATCGTCTGATTCATCCCTACTAACGGCATTACAAGATCACCGACTTCCATGTGCGGCGCGAAATCTTAACGCCGTTCTCTTCGCCGATTAGATCGAGCGCAACCTGCGGAATCTTCTTACGCATGTCATCGTACGGCATCGACGTTGTGCCGTCCTTAAAGTTAACGTTGAACACTCCGGTCAGGCCGAACGTAGATACGCCTTGCTGCTGCATCCGGAGCATATCGTTGTACATAATCGCGAGCACATTCGCAAATTCGTAGACAGCCGCGTTAGGTATCGTGTATTTCGAATAGGCGCGAGTCAGCGTTGATCCTGCGACATTTAACATTCGTGTTTTTTTCGCGGTATCGCTGGCCGTCCAATCCTCGATATCAATACAGTTCGCGTTGATGTACGCATCTGCGTCAGGTATTACGTAGTTCATCCGCCACACCTCCGTTTATTTTGCGGAGGACGTAGCGTTAGCTTTGCGCTTAGTGGTTGCCGGAGCTTTAATTGGCTCATCGTCCACTTGCGCAGGTTCCTCCGTATCTGGTTCCGCGTCAGATAAACGGTTAAGTACCTCTACTTCTTCCGCAGTCTTCGCGTCATATACGCCGCCGGAAAACTTGCGCTCTACGCCGTTAACGTAAAACGCGAGTTCCGGATAGCGTGATTTATACTTTGCCATCGTAAAACCTCCGTATTTAACGGGAGCCTCCGAAAAGACTCCCGACTATTTGCGGTCGGCTTACGCCAAACCTTTGATGCGTGCGTGTGCTTGTTCTTGGTGCAGTTCGAACGTGTACTCACCAACGATTTGACCTTGGAAGTAGTCACCTTTTTTGCCCAGGTATTCATGAGCAAAGTCACGGCCATTCAACGCGTGGATCTTCGTACGGTTCTTATCGAGGATCATCACTTCGTTAGACGCCAGGTTGTCGTTGATGGATACCGGGAACTCGCCGAAGTCCGTAGTCAAACGGCTAACAACTGTACCGCGACGCGCGTCATTTTGATCAATACGTACCAGGTCCGCGCCGAATCCGGAAACAACGCGTTTTTGTTTCGCTGGAACGATGATCTCGTAGTTACCACCGGAAGCAAATCCGCCTTTTTCGTAGATGGACTGCAAGCTGTCGTTAACCATCGTCAAGCTAAGCGCCGCTCCTGCAGCATCCTTAACGTTAGTTTGGATCATCGAACGAGCACCGCCCATTTGGCGAACAGTTCCGTTCTCATATCTGATACCGCCGATAACCGCTTTTTCTAACTGCAACGCCAGCTCGATCAATTTCTTCGCGCGTTCTGCGTCGTAGATGTCGTCGATACCGTAATTCGCAACTGCTGCGGCTGTACCGGTGATCTCTACTGTTTCGTCGAAGATTTGCGTAATGTTGGACTTACGTACGCGTTGTTTGTAGCGAGCGTTACGTGCATCCGCGCCCTCTACGCCTTCAACGAATTGGTACTCGATAACTGCGCCAGAGGTGATCGCAGCGGCCGTAGTTCCCGCGTAGCCACGAACAACTGTCAGCGTTTTAGTTCCGGTGTTAACCGCGGTTACTTTCAGCAATTCCTCGCCGACCTTAACTACGCTGTTTTCGCGGAATGCTTCTACGGAAGCCACTACGACCGCTGTTGCGGAGTTTGTTACGTCTGCGGTTACTGTGGACTCTGTAGCGAACATAGAATCCTCGAACCACACGTGCTCAACCTGGGAAACTGGCGTGCTGAAACCGATCATTGCGAGCATTGGAGTTTGATACGGATTGAGCAAAAGTAGTTCGTCCGTCACCGACTCGCGTTTACCAATCAAATCACCGTTAAAAATCTTAGACATGTATAATTCCTCCGTTTAATTAAATTTGGGTAAACAAAAAGGCCGCCCATTTAGGACAGCCCTTAGCTAAGTTCTCTTTTCAATTGCGTGAATTTCGCGATACGCTCCGGCGTTGGATTCTCTCGAACCTTTGCCTTCGCTTCTTCGATCATTTGTTCTTTCGTCTTGGTCGGCTTTGGATCTCCGCCGGAAGGATCACCGATAATTTTCGGATCAACTTTCGGCTGCTCAACCATGTACGGATTATCTTCAATCAGCGCCTTAACCGCGTCCTCAAGCCCTTTAACGTTGCCTTCACCGTCGATTTCTACCGCGGATAGATCGACGAGTTTAAGCGCAGATTTAACGGCCTCGGGACGCAGTTTAAGTTCGCGGGCAACATCCCGGAACTCCGCATTAATAA